TTTTCAATGTAGGCACAGTCTCTGCACCAAGCGTTCTCAACGCTGCATCTGGTGACTTGCTTACATGTGAAATGTCCGTATCAATCCTTACGAGTTGGAGTTAGTTATGTCCGATTGGGAAAAAGAAACCGCAGCCTTTCTCGAGAAAATCGGGCAAACTGCACCAGCAACACCAGCACCAAAACCTACTAAGAAAGATGAGGAATAAAAGATGGCCGTATTTCTAAATAATGGCGTAGTAGTCACCGTCAATGCGGTCGATCTAAGCGCTTACGTTTCAAGCGTAACTCTCAACCGTCAGTTCGATGAACTGGAAGTCACGGCAATGGGTGACTCAGGTCACAAATTTGTTAAGGGGCTAGAAGCATCATCTGTAACAATTGACTTCTTCAATGACACAGCTGCTTCAAAGGTTCTTGCGACTCTTCAAGCAAATTGGGGATCATCAACAGCAGTAACTTTCAAGCAGACATCAGCTGCAACATCAGCAACCAATCCGCTATATACCATGTCATGCCTCGTCAATGGGACAACAGACATCAACGGTGCAGTAAGCGATCTTGGTACACAATCTGTAACATGGAACGTCAACGGCACAGTAGCAATTACCACTTCATAATCTAAGAGACAAGGGCTAAAGCAATGGCAAAACTAAAGATAACAAGAGTTGGTGGAGACGTATCTGAGCATCAGGTAACTCCATCAGTGGAGATGGCGTTTGAGCGTTATGCAAAAATGGGATTCCATAAAGCGTTTCGCGATCTAGAGCGTCAAGAGCATGTCTTTTGGTTGGCTTGGGAATGTATTAGACGTTCGGGTGAAACGGTAAAACCACTGGATGACTTCGTGGACACACTCGTAAGAGTGGAAGTTCTCGATGATGACCCTTTGGACTAGGGCGTGATTCCTTCACCTATCTCGTTGCTCGTTTGAGTATTGAGACAGGAATCGCGCCACAACATTTGATTGAGTTAGATTCGGCAATGTTCAAGGCAATGCTGGATGGACTTAAAGACAGAGCAAAGGAGATCAGCGATGCCAGTAAGCGTAAAGGGCGTAATTGAACTCCGTAAGGCTCTTGGAAAATATGCACCTGACTTGCAGAAAGAACTGACAAAAGAAATTGGTGCATCTTTGCATGTCATTCAAAAAGATGCTCGTGGCTTCGTTCCTTCGACACCACCCGGCAATCTTTATGGATGGGATGAGGCAAAAAGAAGTCGCAGAATAACCAGTCGCAACTCTTCTTTTCGCACCTTCAATACCGAAGGTAGAGTGCGCCTTTTTCCACTTTACAATGCAAAAACAATCAAAACTGGCATTGTCACTCGTACTGGTTATAGTAAGCCTAATGCTCGTGGATTCCGTTCACTCTTTCGCATAAAGAATAACTCAGCAGTCGGTGCAATTTATGAAACTGCCGGTCGCAAAAATCCTAATGGGCAACCTTGGATTGGCAAGAGTGCTGGAAGCAATAGTTATTCTCACTCAACTAATCCAGATGCAGGTCGTAACTTTACGCAACGTCAAGGCAGACTTTATGGGGTAAAAAAAGCCAATGAGGACATGCGTGGTCGTTTGATTTATCGCGCTTGGGAACAAGATGAAGGTAAGCAGATAGTTGCCATATTCAAGGCTATTGAAACTACTAACGCAAAGTTCAAGGCTCGTGCTGCAATGGTTGATTTGAGAAGGGCAGTATGAGTAACGTAGTCATTGATATTGCAGCAGAGTTCACTGGTAAAAAAGGCTTTCAAGCTGCACAAAGTTCTGTAAATGCATTAACAAGTAATGTCAAAAAACTTGGTTATGCTTTTGGAGTTACGTTTGGCGCTAGAGCGTTACTTCAGTATTCAAGCAAAGCGGTCAAAGCATTTGGTGAGCAACAAGCAGAAACTGCTCGCCTAGCACAAAGCGTCAAGAATCTTGGATTGCAATATGGATCAGGGGCTGCTGAGGCTTATCTAAATACCCTCGAAAAGATTACTGGCATCAATCGCGATCAGTTGCAACCGGCTTATGTAAAAATACTTCAGACAACTGGTTCACTAACCAGAAGTCAAGAAATACTAAATCAAAGTCTTGACACAGCTGCTGCAACTGGCTATGACGTTGTTACGGTGAGCCAAGCATTGAGTCAGGCCTTCGTGGGCAATACTCGCGGATTGAGACAACTCAACCTTGGATTTACAAAAGCAGAGTTAGCCAGTTCTAGTTATGAAGATATTTCAAAGCGACTTACAACACTGTTTGCTGGTCAAGCAAAAATTGCAGCAGCTACTTATGCTGCTCAGATAGGCAAACTTTCCGTAGCCTCAGAGAACGCATCTGAAGCTATTGGTAAATCTCTCATTGGTGCGTTGCAATCTTTATCTGGTGACAAATCGGTAGATGGTCTCACCTTATCTATTGAAAATGCTGGTGATTCACTTGCTAACTTTATTGATTCAATTGTTTATCTCAAAGGTGAACTAAAATCTATTCCTGGCGCTGGCATCCTTGGCGCAATCCTTGGTGTTGGTAGCAACATATTGGGTAGGTTCTCACCACAAAGAGCTGTTGAACTTATCAAGGAAATCAAAGGCTTAGGCAAGCCATCAGGCATGAGTACAACTCTTGCCAATCAAGACCTGACTGCCTCTAATAAAGCAGCAGCAACTAAGGCTGAAGCAGCAGCTAAGAAAAGAGCTGCTGCAATAGCGGCTCAGCAAAAAGCATTATTAAAAACACAAAAAGATTCAGCCCTTGTCAAGAAGGCATCAGCCATCTTTGACCTTGCACAAATCCAAATTGTTGCAGCACTCAAAGGCAAAGTTTCAGAAGAAGATCGTAAACGCTTAGAATTGCAACAAGCAATCCTTAGTGGCAACGCTGATGAAGTTGTACGAGTAGCCAATGAATTGGCTAATGTTCAAGGCAAAACTAAAGAACTAAATATCTGGTTGAGGGATTTGCCTACAGCTAAAAACCCATTCCAAGACTGGATGGCGTATCTTGATGAGATTGCCAAAAAAGTTGCGAGTCTTGGAGTGCCAGTCAAGGGTCAACCAACTCCACCACCAGCACCACCTCAATCAAACAATCCAATGGATGCTGCAATCGGTGGTCAGTTTGACAGCGCTTATCGAGGTCAAGCCGGTGGCATTGCCAGTAACCTACCAACGGTAGTAAATATCTATCCACAAGGTAATGTAATTACAGAAAAAGACCTTGCAGCAATGCTAGGTGCATCTTTAGAAACATCATCTCAATCAGGCGGCTCAGGCGGTAGTTGGTCTGGCGTTAGGGTTCTCTAGTGGCCTTGCCAGCGACCCTCAACGTATCTATAAACTTTAGTAATGGCCCGACATTTGGTAACCCCTTTACTTTAGATGATCCGATTTATGGCAAGCTTGGCGGTACAGGTGTTCTTGCTGATAATTCTGCATATATTTTAGATGTTAGCGATAGCACTATAAAGATAGATACAAGACGTGGCAGAAACATCAACCAAGACCTTTATGAGGCCGGTACAGCAGTTGTAAGGGTTCTCGACCCTACAGGAATCTTTGACCCTCAGAATTTGTCCTCGCCGATTTACGGCTTGATGCAGCCACTTCGTAAGTTGCGCATAAGTGCCACGCAAACATCCAGTTCAAATTCTTACTGGATATTTTCAGGATATACGACAGATTATCGTTATACCTATCCAGTAGGCCAAGATGTTGCATACGTTGATATATCAGCAGTCGATGGCTTTCGCTTGTTCAACATGTCAAACGTTACGACAATTACAGATGGGACAGCCGGTCAAGAAACTGGCACACGCTTAGGCAAAATTTTAGACATGGTCTCATGGCCAGCAAACATGAGAACAATTGCGACTGGCAATTCAACATGCCAAGCGTCATCAGTTGATGTCAGTGTCAGATCAGTGCTGCAAAGTATCAGGAACGTAGAACAGTCAGAATACGGGGCAGCATACATGGACACGCTTGGCAATCTTGTGTTCAAGTCCCGTTCGCAAGTCCTATCGGCAGCTGCTGCTTCTCCAACTATTTTCAATCAAGATGGCACTGGCATAAACTATGCAAACGTAGCCTTTGCCTTTGATGACAAGCAGGTAGTCAATAACGTTTCAGTCCAGCGCACTGGTGGCAGTGTTCAAAGTGCCAGTGATGCTACAAGCATTACGACATATTTTACGCATTCTTTGTCGTATTCCAACCTAATTGTTGAGACAGATGCAGAAGCGCTCAACATTGCCAAGGCCTATGTTGCATCACATAAAGACACAACAATTCGCATTGACTCATTGACTCTCGACCTTATGACTGCTAATTACAATTCAGGGGTAACAGCAGCTCTTGACCTTGATTACTTTGACCAAGTGCAGATAACTAACCTGCAACCAAGCGGATCTACAATAACTAAGACTCTGCAAGTCCAAGGCATCGCTCATGCGATTACGCCTAACACTTGGAGAACGACCCTAACCACGCAAGAACCTATTATCGATGGATTCATTATAGGAAGTTCCCTATACGGTATCCTTGACACTAGCGTTTTATCATACTAAAGGAGTAATAAATGGCAGCAGGATTAGGTTTCAAAACCTTCCTCACCGGCGACGTTTTATCGGCCGGTGATACTAATGGGTACTTGATGCAAGGGGTGTTAGTCTTTGCAACAGCAGCAGCTAGAGATTCTGCAATAACTTCACCACAAGAAGGCCAGACCTGTTACCTCAAAGATAGCGATGTAATTCAGGCTTATAGCGGTTCAGCATGGGTTACAAAGTCAGGTGGCTCACCACTGACAACAAAGGGCGATCTTTACGGCTATTCAACTGTTGATGCGCGTGTTGCAGTAGGCACAAATGGCACAGTATTAACTGCTGATTCAACGGCTGCAACTGGTGTTGCGTGGGCGACACCTAGCGGCGGTTTAACTTTCATCAAATCACAAACAATAGGTACCGCAGTTTCAACGGTCACAGTAACATCTGCTTTCAGCACAACATATGACAATTATTTAATTACAATTATCGGCGGCTCTGCTAGTACTAACAGCACAGACATAAATATCAAATTCGGTTCTGCCACAAGTGGCTACAAATATGTCGGCTATTACATGGCAACTACATCTGCAACAATGAATACTTATGCAAACAACGCAGCGGGAAATATAGGCTGCGGTGGTGGTAGTGCAAACGGTATGGCGAGCAATATCTATGTCATGTCACCGTTTTTGGCTGCTAGAACCGCGGTCATATCACAGACCGCGCCTACGCACTCAGACATGTATCGTCAAGAATATGCGGGATTTTTAGATGATTCTACCTCATACACATCTTTTATTATTGCTGCTAATGGTACAACTTTGACAGGCGGAACAATCCGCGTTTATGGTTACCAGAAAAGTTAAGGAATAAATAAATGACATATAAAATACAAATTGATGATGAAGTTAGAGACGCGACGCCTGATGAGGTTGCACAAATTGAAGCTAATGCATCTCAAAAGCTGGCAGAAGATAAAGCCATAGCAGACAAGGCAAGGGCTAAAGCTGCACTATTAGCTAAACTTGGCATCACTGCCGATGAAGCGGCACTCCTACTTGGATGAAACCAAGACTAAGTAAAGCTGCTTCACAACTTAGATTGCAGATAGATGATTCCTTCGCGGATAGAGATAGAACATCAGACGGCTGGGTTGGGGATACCCGACATTCTGCAACTGTCTCTGATCACAATCCAGATGCTGAGGGCTGGGTACGCGCCATCGACGTTGATGCTGACTTGTCCAAACAAAAAGGGCAATCCATATATCTGGCAGATCAGATACGACTTGCTGCTAAGAATGGCGAGCGGCGAATTACTTACATTATCCACATGGGAAAAATTGCTAGTTCAAAGAAACGCTGGGCTTGGCGCAAATACGATGGCATCAATGCTCACAACCACCACATTCACATCTCGTTTGCGAAAGAAGCTGACAATGATGGTGAGTTTTTTCAGATACCTATGCTAGGGGGAACAAATGAATGAACTAAAGACAGCAGCAGGTTCTTGGGCTAGAGCCTTCCTTGTATCGGTGTTGAGCCTTTACGCAGCAGGGGTTACAGATCCTAAAGCACTCATTGCTGCCGGACTTGGCTCATGCTTACCACCAATTATTCGTTGGTTATCTCCAACAGATAAGGCAATGGGTATTGGTAAGAATGACATCTAATGACATGTTCACTATCTACATTGCCACTCTTGGCATAGTAGGTGGACTTGCAGGTTATGTAATTACACATCTGCTTGGTGAAATAAAGCGACTCAATGCGCGAGTCGATGAGATTTACAACATACTTCTAGAGCGATAATTATTGCCATGGCAAGGACTAAGAAGGTCATAGACCTAGATACTTACTCTAAGTTAGATGCGTACAGCATTGCCATGCATGAGTTCTACAAAAGCCTTCGCAGGGCTGGCTTTGCTATTGATATATGTCTGGCCATCATCTCTGATCGCGCAACTTATCCTGACTGGTTACTTCCTGCCTTGCCTAACAAGATTGACTCTATCCCATATGAAGATGATGAGGATGAATGATTCAACGCACTGTAGTCGTTTCAGATTTACAGGTTCCTTATCATGATGAAGTCGCAGTCAAAAACCTTGGGGCGTTTATCCGCGCTTGGAAGCCTCACAAAGTCGTCACGATTGGCGACGAAATCGACTTACCACAAATCTCACGATGGACAGAAGGAACACCAGGCTGGTACGAGCAGACTCTTGGAGAAGATCGCGACCTTGCTGTTCAGACATTATACGACTTACAAGTAACAGACATGATTCGGTCTAACCACACAGACCGGCTATACAACGTCATCATGAAAAAGATACCGGCATTTCTAGCATTGCCAGAGTTGAAGTTTGAGAAGTTTATGCAGCTAGATGAACTAGGAATTACATTCCACAAGAAGCCAATGGTTATAGCACCTAACTGGATTGCAATCCATGGAGACGAGCAGGGCATGAACCCTAACGCAGGCCTTACAGCCCTTGGCGCAGCGCGTAGGCATGGCAAGAGCGTCATATGTGGACATACTCATAGGGCAGGGCGTAGTGCCTTCACAGAGGCCTCTGGTGGCGTTCTAGGGCGTGTTATCCACGGCGTTGAAGTGGGTAATCTAATGAATTTCAAACAGGCTGGATACACCAAGGGAACGGCTAATTGGCAACAAGCCTTTGCCACAATTGAGACTGATGGTAAGCGTGTGAACGTGCAGCTAATCTATATCGAAAAGGATGGCACTTTCCTTGTCGGTGGTAGGCGTTACGGTAAGGCTCGATAAATCGTTATCATTTCGTTACACAATGTACTTGGAAATGTCTGCCTTATGTGAGACCGTAAAGGTGTGAAGGTCGAACGAACCGACACAGACTAAGGGCTAACAATGATAGTTACAGAGAAAGATTTCGACAGACTACAAAGCACATCAATGCTATGGGCTGGCACTGATTGGGGTTCACAAAGTACTCGCTTTGATGAGGGAATAACCTTTGATTGGAAAATCGCTTATTGGTTTGCTGATAGACCATCAATTATTTTGGGCAAGAATTTCCTCAACAATCTTGGATTTCCTTTCCAAGAGACTTATGATGACGCAATGGATGAATATATCTTGCTCACTAATTACCTGACACCTTCATGGATTTCAGAGAAGGTTGGTGCATAATGGCTACAATTGAAATAGGAACAAATCCAGACGCAAGAGCGCAAGAACGTCAAGCACTAGCTGCACTAGATGATTTGATTCAGTTTGCCTCTGATCTTGGAGAGCATGAGATGTCTGCAAAGTTTCATGCCTTATATCTTGAAATGGAAACAAAGTGTAAGCATCTTGGTGAACGTGTAAATCTTGTTGAATACATGACTCACCTAAGGTTGGTGAAGTAATGGACTGGATACAATTTATAGCGGTCTTTGCTTTATTCGTAATGGCTAACTTCATCTGGTACTGGCAAGGCTTCAAGGATGGAAAGCGCGAAGGTTACACACGCGGTCGCAATATCTCCCGACAAGCGTTCTGGCAAGAATGAAAGCCAATGAGATCCTTGACGACGCAAAAGACCTTATCCTCGACAGAGGTGCAGACTACGGCACACCAGCTATCAATCACCTTCGCATTGCAAAACTCTGGTCAAGTTATCTCGATGTTCAAATCGAGCCAAACCAAGTCGCAATCTGCATGGCACTCGTCAAAGTTGCAAGGATCCAAGAAAGTCCTCACCACGAGGACTCTTACAAGGACTGCGCAGCTTACATTGCAATCGCTGGACAAATTGCATCAACTGATTGGGATGACCTTGACAGTTACTAAAACAAAAGCCGGTATCTGGTGTGATTACTGTAAAGCGCATTGGGGCACTGAGTTTGAAAAGGGAAGAAGGCAAGCAGTTTATACCGTTGTTAGTGTTCATCCTAAGTCAAAAAACATAAAGCGACATTACTGTTTTGACTGCGCAGTCGAAGTTTCCCTATGGCCTGACGGCACACATTGGCCTCTTACACAGCAGGTTGATGCACTACTAAGCCAAGAGGAGTTACCAAGTGGCATTCAATCTTGAAGATTATGAACCAGTAGAAGAACGCTTAGATCGATGGTGGAAGGAAAATCCAGATGGTCGTATATCGACTGAACTCATTTCGTTTCAAGGTGGTCAATATATTGTTCAGGCATACCTTTTTAGGACTTATCTCGATAGCGTCGCGTACTCCACAGGACTCGCTGAGGAGAAGATTTCTGATCGCGGTGTCAATGCAACTAGCGCATTGGAGAACTGCGAAACTTCAGCAATCGGCAGAGCGCTTGCAAACGCAAATCTTGCAGCTAAAGGCAAACGTCCATCTAGAGAAGAAATGAAAAAGGTTGTACAAGATCCTGTACAAGGTTTAGTTGTAGTGCCAGAACTAGATGCAGCATCGTTTGCATCGACATGGGAAATATACGGTGATAAGAAAGTCAAAGAACCAACACAAGCAGCACAAGCAATTGCATTAGTTCAAGCAGAACTAGGCGCAAAGCCAGTGCCAATTGCACCTATGTGTCAGCATGGGGAAATGCAACGCAAGATGGGTGTCAATGCTAAGGGTGAGTATTCGGGTTGGGTATGCGCAGATAATGGCGCACCTAGAGCAGAACAATGTCCAGCCAAATGGGATAAGAAGTAACCAGTAATGGGATATATCGAGGTCTTTCGCGACGGTGAGGACATGCCACCTATTATCTTGGGTGACCATTACTTGAAGGATGTAGTACATGATCCATATGCTAAACCTGAGCAATGGATTACTTGTCAAATGTGTAACGTGCCAGTGTTAGTCACTGACATTCGGATTGACGTGGATTTGACTTTTGAGACAAACGCAGTCTGGCAATGTGTCAAATGTCATGCGGTCAATGGCTAGTCAATCACGCAAACATCGCGGCTATCGCACACAGCGAGTAGTAGCACAATATCTGGCTCAGTGGTGGGAACATGCTGAGTCAGCTGGGGCTGGAAGGCAGGGCAAGGATGTCACTGGGGTTCCGTTCGACCTCGAAATCAAAGCTCGCACTGCCTTTCAACCTAAGGCATGGCTAGACCAAGTCACACAAAGGGCAGTTATTGGGGAATCGTTGTCAATTGTTGTTATGCGATTCAACGGGCAAGGGGAAGATGCCTCGCAATACGGGGCAATGCTCAGATTCGATGACTTGGTCTCGCTATTGCTTCAAGCAGGTTATTCAAAAGCATCACTACAAATAAACCGTTGCACTAAATGCGGCTCATGGATTACTGCAATATGTAGCACATGTAGAATAGAGGATGAAAGAAATGCCCACTTATGAATATAAATGTATGTCATGTAATAAGACAAAGGAAGTTACACGATCCGTCAATGATTTAGGCGACACTGTTTATTGTAAGTGTAAGTCAATCATGATTCGCCTATACCAACCAACAGCTGCAATCTTCAAGGGCAAAGGATGGGGTAAAGATAAATGACAAGAAACTCCCAAGATTCACGCTCTAACTTGACACGCACGCTACGCTATAACTCGCTAGCGAGCGGCTTCAGCCGACTGCTCGCGACCGCTAGTTTAGCTGTTGGGGCAGGTCTATGTTTGCCGGCATC